AGGCTTTCGTCTCTGACTTGGAGAAAGGGATAGAAGCCATAAAAAAGGGTGGCAATGATTCCAAGAAAGTCGGTCAAGGCATCACCGATATAGGAAATGCCGTAACGTCTTTTACTCCTGCATTGGGTGAGTTCGGTTTTAACATCGCCAACATATTCGGTGTCAGTGATTCCGCTATAACAGGAATTACCGATGCTTTAGGGGGATTGGGCACTACAGCCATTGGTGTCGGACAAATCATGTCCGGTGATATTGTTGGCGGTGCAATGAGTGCAGTCAGTGGAATTTCTTCTGTTGTATCTGCGTTTGAAGGGTTGTTCGGTGCTGACTATTCTGGTTATGAAAACATGAAAGCCCAATATGAGACATTGATAACCATTTGGGATGAGCTTATAACCAAGAAGATGGATTATATTGACATCGACTATGGAACGGAGGCGATAAAAGCGGCAGAAGAAGCCGAACAGCTTGTAAATATTCAGATAAGCAGGCAAAGGCAACTAATCAAGCAGCTTGCATCCAGCGGGGCAAGTATCGGCTCCCACTCATTGGGATACCGTATAAATGACAGATTGTCCAAAGAGGACTATCAACGAATTTCAGGTTTAGTCGGGCAAAAGATTACAGCGGAATATCAGTTGTGGGATTTGTCTTCCGAACAGATAGAAAAGATACTTTCCGATGAAAAACTGGTTTCTGTACTTGATACCGTCAACAAGGATTTTGTTACTTATTTGCAGAATATTGTAGATTATGGAGAACAACTTACCGAGATTGCACAAAAAGAAAAAGAGGCTATTACTGGGATAGGTTTTGATGAGTTTAAAAGTGGTTATGCAGATTTACTTTCTGATTTGGATAGTACCAACGAGGATTTTGCCGATAATTTCGAGCAACATCTTCAAAAAGCCATATTTCAGTCTCTTCTTGCAAATAAATATAAAGAACAAATTCAAAGACTATATGATTCATGGGCTGAGTATGGAAAAGATGGGATAACTTCTGACGAGGCGCAAGCACTTCGTAATATGCAACAGAATCTTACAAATAGCCTGCTTGCGGAACGTGATAAACTGATGCAAGATTTTGGTTGGCAATCAGATTCCACCCGTGAAGCTTCACAGAAAACGGGAATTACAGCATCGCAAGACAGCGTAGACAAAATAGACGGAATGGTTACAACAATGATGGGGCATACATACTCCATCAACGAAAATGTCAACCGTATGGCTAATGGCATTGATAGCCTTTTGGATTATGCCTCTTCCGGACTTTCATTAACTACGGATATAGAAAGGACGGCTAAGGCAATTGAAAGCCAAAGCAGGGATGCTCTTGACCACTTGGCAAACATAGATAATTATACTTCTAACCTTGTGGAAATCAGGGAGTACATGTATGCCGTGAAAAACGGTATTGACACATTAAACACTAAAGGAATAACACTTAAGCGATGAAAGGGCAACTTTATATAGACAATAAGAATATCTTTACTGAATTGGGTGTCGCCACTATGCAGGGTAATTACGGTGAATTGGTAGCGTTTTCACCCTCTAAAACCCCGGACAGCAACGATTGGCCGGAAGAGGATGGAAAAGAGTTCGACCTTTCGGAAATGCATCTTGACACGAAAGATGTCACGCTTGAGTTCGGCTTCTTCTCGGAGTGGAAGTATAATGATTTCGTAGCCCTGTTGTCTGATATGGGCTACCATGATTTCAACTTTCCGCAGTTGGGACGTACATTTAGATTGAGGTTATCTTCGCAGAACAGTTTTGAGATGTATAGTAACACCGAACGCTCTAAGTTCACTTTTGCCAATGATTTCCCGCGCCTGGATGGTTATGTCTATCAGGAACCGATGAATAGCATCCTGCTGCCGAAAGGTTACGAGTTGGATGGTGTGGACTTATCCGCTTATGGTGTGCTCATTCTCAAAGGCAGTAATGCGGAGATACTCAAAACTCCGGCCGTGAAGAAGAACCTCTTGCGGAACTTCAAGTACCGGGACGGTGCTGTCTATGATGGTGAATACGTGAAGTTCCAGACGAAAGATGTGAACCTTAAATGTTTAATGCGTGCACCGGACTTCGATACGTTTTGGCGGAACCGTGACGCCCTTTTACATGACCTCACCAGGCTATCCACCAGGACCGATGCCGAAGGATATGAGTATAAAGACGCGGAGCGCATGTTTTATGTTGACGAATGGAATGAAAGCTATCCATGTTATTACAAAAACTGTAAAACAGATAGTTTTAACCCTCTTGAAGGTATCTGGTGGGCGTTTACCTTAACCCTTGTGTTCACCAGCTTCCGACTGGGAGATACAGAATACCTGCTTGCTTCGGAAGATGGCAAGTTTATAATTACGGAAGATGAAGAATATTTTATTGATTTAGGAGATTAGAATATGATTACTTTACATAACGGCAATGAAACAATCGAGCTTCTGACGGATGATAACAGTTATTCCTATGAAGCTGTAATGGGCGAAGATGCACTTACACTGTATTTCTCTCATCCGGGCTACCTGTCTATCCCCGTGGGTTCATGGTGCGAGTTCTATGGCAAGCGTTATTCCTTGAAGAAAGACAGCAATTTCAAGAAGAACGGAGAAAGGAACTATGATTATACGCTTATCCTTGAAACCTCGAAAGCCGATACAGAACTTTGGAAGATACGCAATACGGTAGACAACCGCATCAAGTTCCCCTATACCGCCAAACCTAAAGAACACCTCAAGCTGATTGTCGATAATCTGAACAGGCGTTCTTCGGGCTGGGCAATCGGTGATTGCATAGATGGTACGGAGAAGCTGATTAACTACAACCATACCTATTGCTTGGACGGGTTAAGCCAACTGGCAGAAATTTATGAAACAGAATATCAGATTACGGAAGCCGTTATAGAGGGTGTGCATACAAAGACTGTGCACCTAAAGAAAGTCGAATACAACAAGGACAATCCCCTACCCCTATCCTACGGCAAGGGTCACGGCTTCAAGACGGGTGTCGGTCGGGAAAGCGGCGACATCCCGCCCGAAATCATCCTTGTGGAAACGACTGATAGAAACATCGACTACTCCAAATACGGTGCGAAAGAGTTGCTGATGCCCAAGTCACAGACCATTCGTTATGACGGTACGCATTTCGATGGAGAGGACGGTTTTAACGCTGCTATCTCCCGAACTTATAAGACTGACGAATACGGCACATCCGTCATGCGTGCCGACCGTGAGCTAACCACCGCCAAAGAGGACAGCCTTGATTGTACGGAGATTTATCCGTCACGTGTGGGAGAAATCAGCAAAGTAACTACGGTAGATACGGAAAAGCATTTCTATGATTTTTACGATAATGCCATTCCTGATAACCTCAATTTTGAGGATTGCCTTATCGAGGGTGAGAAAATGACAGTTGTCTTCCAATCCGGTATGCTTTCCGGCAAGGAGTTTGAGGTGAAATATACTCATGTCGGGCGTAAATTCGAGATAATCCCGCAGGAGATAGACGGTATCACCATGCCGGACGGTGGCGTATGGATGCCGGAAGTTGGCGACAAATACGCGGTGTTCGGCATTCAGTTGCCCGAAGCCTATATCAGTGACAATTCAACAAGAACGGGCGCATCATGGGATGTATTCCGGGAAGCCGTCAAGTATCTCTACGAACACGAGGACAAGATGTTCACGTTCACCGGTACGCTGGACGGTATATGGGCGAAGAAGCGTTGGCTCACGGTAGGCGGCAAAATCGTGTTGGGCGGTTTTGTGAAATTCACCGATACGCAGTTCCACCCCGAAGGCTCGCTCATCCGTATAACGGGTATCAAACGGTATGTAAACAACCCGTACAGTCCCGAAATAGAACTGTCAAACACTCCGGTAGGCACATCTGTCAGCAGCGAGCTTAACAAGATAGGTACGAACGAGGTGCAGGTCGAGGAGAACTATAAAAAGGCACAACAGTTCACCAAACGTTATTACCGCGATGCAAAGGAGACGATGGAGATGCTTGCCGACAGCCTGCTGAACTTCTCCGGTGCAATCAACCCTATCACGGTTGCGACCATGCAGATGCTTGTAGGCGATGAGAGCCTGCAATACCGGTTCGTCAACTCCAAGACAAACCCGGTTGCGGTTAAGCACGAGATAACCTACAATCAGAGCACGAAGGTGCTGAACGCCCCGGCTGGCATCATACAGCACATGACACTTGGTATCACTTCTTTATCCAATACCCATGCGGCAAGCGACTATAAGTATTGGGATATGGCGGAGTACAACTCCCCTTCGCTTGTCGAACCGGAAAAGAAATTCTATCTGTACGCCAAGTGTAGTAAGGATAACCAATCAGGGGTATTCCTTTTGAGTGAAACTGCTATTGCGTTGGAACAGATAGACGGTTATTATCACCTGCTTGTCGGTATCCTTAACAGCGAGAACGGCGGAGAGAGAAGCTTTGCCACTTTGTACGGATTTACGGAGATACTACCGGGGCGGATAACTACGGATAAGATAGTTTCTTCCGACGGTAAGACTTATTTCGATTTGGTAGCGAATGAGATAGCAGGGCGTATCAGGTTTTTGGACGGTCTTATTTCCGGTTTGGTTGGTATTGGTAATGATGATGGTATCAATGCCGGTATGTCCGGCGAAGGAAACTCTGCTTCTGATGTACGTATATGGTCAGGTGCAAATGAAAAGGACAGAGGAAGTGCGCCTTTCAGGGTACTTCATAGCGGAAAAATGATAGGTACTGATGTGGATTTATCAGGTAAAGTAAACGCAAAAGAAGGTGCTGTAGGAGAATTTAAAATCTCATCAAGTCTGACGGCTGAAAGTGGTAATGATGAAATGCTTCTTTCATCTTCACTGATACGTTTTACAAATCAATATGTGTCAACATTCATCGGCGCCGATACTGTCCCGGCTACTTCAGGCGGGGTTATTATATCTCCAATAAGAATAAATGTAAATCGTGGAATGTCTTCCTATTCAGCCGGCATAAATACGTGTTTTCATTTATCGGTAGATGGAGCTAAGAATTATGATGATTATGTAGAAACAGGTAATCATGCGCTGTTTGTACCCAAAGGAGATGTTTGTGGTTTCAGATTAAGAACAAGAAGGATTGGTAGTAGCGAGACTTTGTCTTTAATGGATAGTATTATAATGGCTATATCTCAAGGTATTACGTTAACTCTTCCGACTGATGCCGAAGACGGACAAATATATTTCATAAGAAACCATTCAAATGGCGATGTTTATGTGTATGGAAGAATAAGTCCTTTGGGGTATCCTACGTCAGAAACCAGACAAATACACATTCCATCAGGGAAAATGGGTATATTAATATATGATAGGGTTAATAATATATGGACTGCTAATCATCTTGACCGTTGGTAGAATATTATGAAGTATCTAATAGGGGGAAGAATGCAAATAACAAACCTTTTGCCAATTGTTTGTTATCCATGAAGCAAAAACAAGTAAATCTGTTTCTTCTGGACTAATTTTGTGAAAAACAGAGAAATGGGTATGTTGAATAGAAAATTATCAATGTGTTTGCATAAACCGTGTGAAGATGTACAGCATTTTGATAATGGACTTAAAAATATATACAAGCCTTTGAGCTGACGCACCCATATATGTTGTGCTCAAGTTTTTTTATTGAATATAACTATGCCAAGTAAGAAGATAAAAATATCAGAACTTCCTCTTGTCGAGAGTTTGAAAGGGTTATATACCATTGGTTACAAAATCATAGATGGTATCAAGACCAGTGTAAAGGTTAGCTTGGAAGATATTCAGACCGCTTATCAGGATGTCGTCAATGCAATTAAAAAATCAGAGGAAGCGGCCAAGAACGCAAATAATGCCGCCACTACCGCCAATGAAAAGGCAGTACTTGCTGATACCGCAGCGGCAAATGCTAACGACACCGCAGAACACTCTACCTATATAGGTACAGACCACTATGTCTACAAATGGAACAAGACCGCCCAAGCATACGACAAGACGGATATTTATACCAAAGGTGATGCTTTCTCCATAAAGAAAGTGTATGTATCTGTTGCTGAAATGGAAGCCGATAAGAGCAATCCGGATATTGCAGAGGGTGATTTTGTATTGGTGAACACGGGGGATGTTGAAGACCCCGACAATGCAAAACTGTACGTCAAGGCTGATGGTGACTTTGAGTTCCTTGTCGATATGTCCGGCGCTATCGGCTTCACGGGTAAGACACCTCAATTCTCAATGGGTACGGTTACTACGCTTGAAGCCGGGGCATCCGCTATAGTTACGGTATCAGACGATGGTACGGATGATGGTGGCAATCCGAAATACAAAATCAACTTCGCCATTCCCCGCGGTAATCCCGGTGCTCCTTTCCGTGTCTCCGGCGAATACGCCACCCTTGAAGCCTTGAAGTCCGCCGTTCCCGATGGTTCGGCAGTTGATGGGTTCATGGCCGTAGGTACTGAAGCTCCTTACGATTACTACGCATGGGTAAACGGCGACTGGGTTAATCAAGGGAAGATAGCGGGCGGCGGTTCGGGGAACGTGGTAGTTATTCCTGCTGCTGCGATGAGCCTAAGCGATCAAGCAACATCCGATGAGATATTTAATGCCTTTGGTGGGAAAGACGCTTTCATGGATATATGTCAGAGTATCGTCAATAAAGATACTGTATGTGTTGTAGCAAACATCCCCGAAGAATCAGGGATGAAACTTGTATATATTCCAGTAATGGCGATGGCTACCTATACGGATGCTAATAATGCTAATTTTATGATGGCAATTATTACAGAAACGACTTTCCAATTAGTTGTAACAGTCACGGATGGAATTGCTACCCAATCGTCTCAGGTTTTAAATCATATTTACGAAGCCCCCTCTGACGGTAACGTCTACGGTCGTAAAAATAAAGATTGGGTGAAAGTTCCCGAAAAGTCTGATGTGCTCACCAAAGACAATACGACCGCTTATACACCTACGCAAAACTATCACCCAGCCACCAAAAAATATGCGGATGCTTCCAGTCTGTATAAAGTGTACAATTTAGGCCTCAATGTTGCTGACAAGACAGGAGTACTCCTTTTATGGGAAGCCGAGAAAGATGAATATAACGCAACTGTTTACAGAGGCATTATGATGGGTAGTTTTTGTACTATTCCTTTGAACGGCATTACTCAAGCAGGAACTATACCTTTGGTTTCAATGTCCGCTTCTTTTAGAAAAGTGGGTGATAATAATGAAACTGTTTTCATGTATGCCAGAGACTCCTCCAGCATTCGTGTGGCACCCGCAACTGTTATTTATAACAACAAGGATTACACCGCTCTGCAAGTTGAGGTTAACGGTGAAGCTGATATTATGAATTTCGTAGGCTATTTTGACCGCCCTCCTTTGCTTACATGGGTTCCTTATCGTGAAGAAACCGGAAGTGGAGAGGTTATCCTCAACGAAGAAATCAACAATAGCATTGATGTTTTTGCTACTAAGGAGTTTGTATATTCTTCCAATGTTCTTACCAAGAACAACACTTCACCGTTCACCCCTACGGGCGATTACCAGCCTGCAACGAAGAAGTATGTGGATGAACAGATGTTCTTGCTAACCATATCTGATACAGGGCATCAAGAGTTGGTTTCCAACCAAGATACTACGGGTGAAACTGCTGCGACTAAAATAAATACAGTCTTTGGTAGCGCTGATAATTTTAAGAGTGTTGTTAGTCAATTGATGGCTAATAAAAGATTAGTTATTAAAATAACAGAAACTGAAAGATTTCATCCTGGAGTTATTCATTCTTATATGAATACAGATAATGGAGCTTACGAACTTTCATTCGATTATAATTATAGTAGTTTAAGTTCAACAGGTGCAACTCTATTAAGCAAAAGAATTTTCATTGCTATGAATAATAATTATGGCAATTTCTTTATTGTTAGAGATATTGTCACTTCTGATAATCTTACTACTCTTACTAAGAAATCAACAGAGGAGTATACGGCCATTACTAACAAGGATGCCAATACAGCATATTGTGTAACCGATTAAAACAACAATTATGAGTAACGAAAATAGCAATCTTAGAGTTGGTTCGGCGGGAGCTGGGCTGTTTGTGGGTAGTACTGAAATCTTGGGTGGTGGAGTGGATAATATTTTTAAATTACATGAAAGCCTTACATCTAATGAATTTCAGGCATTTATTATAGCCAATGCTTCCTCTTTGCCTATAAATTTGTTTGTATCATATAGTATTGCAGATGATTACGAAATAAGTATACAGCCAGGGAGTGTTGCAATTATTTCTACTATGAACTCATCCAGTATTGAGGTTAAAAATACGAGTGGCAGAGCTTTGAACGCATCCAGATTAGCCTATCTCTATGATTTTGACGTTTCCGAAATATATAAAGAAAAAAACGCTAATTTCTCTATACCTGATAATGGATATATTATTTCAAATGCAGAATATGAACTTGACGTTTTAAACTTTACATATATCAGAGATTAAGACACTTGGTAATAATATTTAGATTTATGCAATTCACAATGAAAACTATCTTTTTAGACAACAAATTTGCCAAACTTATCCTCTTTGGCAGCTATCATACAATCATGCTCTTCGGTTTTATCCTATCCATTCTGAAAGAGATAACCGCCGAAACAGAACGCCATGAACGGATACATCAGAAACAGTTCTTCGAGTGTATGGAGATAGCGGCTATCCCGTCCGTATTATTATCACTCTATGTCAGTGCGTGGTGGTTGTTACTTATCCCGATATTCTACTACATTCTGTATGGCGTGGAGTGGTTCATCAGTTTTGTGTACCACTTGTTCACGGATGAACGGATAGGCGGCGGTAAAGTAAACGCCAACGCTTACCGTGCAAGTGCGTTTGAGATGGAAGCTAAATTCAACCAAGATAATCCGAACTACCTGAAGGAACGTAAATGGGGTGCATGGTTCAGATACTACGGCAAGATATAAAAATCCCGTCCTACTCTCACGAGCAAAACGGAATGACAGTAGTTCGCTTATTGATAAGAGACACAAAGATAGGAATAATTGACAAATAACGATAAGATGAATACAGATGTTGTAAACGCAGCCCTTCAAACAGGAAAGGGTATTAGTGATTTCGGAATGATGGCTATAACCGCAGGTTTTTTCCTTGTGTTATCAGCCTTGTTGATGGTGGCGTGTTTCCGTTGGTTTATGAATATGGTAAACCAGCTTATGACATCACAGAAAGAGATAAACCAAGACTATAAGGACACCATGAGGCAGCTATTGGAAGAAACCCGTGCGCAGAACGAGCGGTTGAACGTGCTATCGGAAAGTCTCATGCCCGAAACGCAGCTGCGTATAAAAACGCTAAGCAATGTATTCTTCGACCTTTCCGTTGAGAAGGTGTGCCGTATTATCAAGAAAGTGCGTGAAGAAAACCATATATCAGACAAGGAAGCTACTGCAAGAAAGATACGTACATTGCTTACAAACATACACGAGGACAGAAATTCAAAACTTGACTGCTTTTCGTATCGTGGGAACAGGCTTTCCGAATACACGGAAAGGAAATGGATAGAACAGGTTGCCAAAGCCGTTGAAGCGGAGATTTATAATGAAAACGGAGCGAACAACGGGAGGGCATACACGAATGTAGAGTCGGTCTATGCGAATATAAGATTGGAATTTTATCACAATTTGAATGAAAGATAAGGAGTAACAAAATGAAAAAGAAACTGATTATCGCAGCGATTGTTATCGCTATCATCGTGGGAGTTATGCTTTACATGCACTACACTCCGTTTTGGGTAAACTTGACTACTGTCGTATCATTCGGTGTCGGTGTTGTTGCCGGATGGGTGGCTCGTGTGGTTTATGACAAGTATTTCAAGGGGGACGTACAGAATGAAAGTATTGATTGACAACGGACATGGAAGTAACACTCCGGGCAAGTGTTCACCGGACGGAAGATTGAAAGAGTATGCGTATACCCGTGAGATTGCCACGCGTTTGGAAGCGGAATTGCGCAAACAAGGTGTTGATGTCGAACGTATCGTTAAAGAGGAAATAGACGTTCCCTTATCGGAGCGTTGCCGCCGGGCAAACGATTACAAGGCAAGTGACACAATCCTCGTATCCATCCACTGTAATGCAGCGGGTAACGGTTCGGAATGGATACAGGCACGTGGCTGGGAAGCATGGACTTCCATAGGTCAGACGAAAGCCGACAGATTGGCTGATAGCTTATATGCGGCAGCCGGACAACTATTGCCTGGCATGAAGATACGCAAGGATATGTCAGACGGCGACCCTGATAAGGAAAGCGGGTTTTACATCTTGAAGCACACGAAGTGTCCGGCAGTCCTTACAGAGAACCTATTCCAAGACAATAAGGAAGATGTTGGCTTCTTATTATCGGAAGAGGGCAAACGGGCAATAGTTAACCTGCATGTACAGGGAATTGTGAACTATTTGAGTAACTCTAAAAAGTAAACATCATGGCAGCAGAAATTTTATCATTTGAAAAGAATGAAAGCGAAAATGCATATTACGCAACATTTGTCAGCGACGGCAATCCCGTTACCATACAGATAAAGAATAAGGGCGGGTTAGTTACCGTCTTTGCGGGAATCGATGATTTGGAGCCTGCTCCTCTTTACCCCAATGCATCCCAGAATAGCGGTGCTCCTAATGTAATTTTCCGCATCGTAGGGATAGCGAATGGTATAAACATTACAATCAGAAGCTCTTCAGAAGTATTGGAAGCCAAAATGATTAAAGAGGGGTAGCCTATGAAACCAATCACTATCCCCAACATCAGCATCCCGACAATCGGTATTCCTACTATCGGTATACCGTCTGTCGGTTTCCCGTCCGCTTCGGACGGTGGCGGTCTTGCATGGCCCGCTGGTATGAAAGAGCACATCAAGGCTATCTATGACCCTGCTTCGCAAGGTATGACTAACTATGATGTAATAGAGAGTTATGCAGAGGACTTTACTATATGGGGTAAAAAGCCTGAGAGAGCAACCATAACTACTACAAATAAAACTATTAATATAACTAATGTAAAAGAACCTCTTCTTAGTATTATAGAAGATAATAGGATACCTTTTTCTGATTTAGTTGTTGAAGTTACTGGTGTTTCCGAAGAAACTTATCTTACAGTCAGAAGTGGTAATCTTATAACTCAAACTATTAAAACTGATGGCGTATATAAAATCTCAACTAATAATAAATACCTTGCTTTCGGGGTCAGCAAAGTAGGAGATTGTAACATCACTATAACCCAACTCCCTACATCAATCCTAAAAGACCTTAGCGGCAACGGTAACCACGCCTATCTGTACGACGGTAAGGGGAAGCTGAATAGCGGAATGGGAGTGTATAAATTTGACTTTCTTTCTGACTTACGTATTAATTCAGCATATTTACCATATACAGAAAGACAAGATGATAAAATTTGTTCATTAGCAGGACATCCAGCAGGTTGGTTATTTCAGTTCACCAGCCTTAGTGATATTCCAGCTTTTAAAGTAGAAGTAAAAGGAATAGTTAATGATAATTTTACTTATCGTTGGTATGATGAAAATGGGAATAGAGGTGTAGATATTGCTATAAATGAAGACGGCATCTATGAATTGCCAATGAGTTATAGTGTAGAAACTAATAATGGAGTTGGTATTGGCTGTAATGACCTTTGTCAAGATAATGTTTGCTTTACTCAACTCCCTGACTACCCCGACCAGTTATGCTACGACGGCAAGATGTACGCAGTGTGCTACGGTTTCCCGATATTAACGGATTACACAGTAATGGCGGAGAGGACGTGGTTTGATACCCTTTCGTCTGATAAAACATTTATTTCTAAACGGAATACAGATAATTCGATTGCGGCATTTTTGTTTGAAAAAGTTAGTGGAGTATTACAACAAATTACTTCAAGTTTTGGAGCGAACAATAACATTGAATTTATCCAGGGAATAAGCTATCAGACTAAGAACCGTTATAATGGAGTAGCTATAAAGTCGGGAAATACAACCGATAATGATACGATTGTTATTGGTGGTAGTATCTTAAACAGTCACTTTTCGGAATTATGGACTGGCTGCCACGGCAAAATCATCATCGCCGACCGCAGCTTCACCGAAGAAGAGATAAACTGGCTAAAGGATAATTGGAAAAAGATATGAGAAAGTTACCGTGGATATTAGTTGTATTGCTGGCAATCGCTTGTGTGGCGGCGTGGTTCCGCCCGCTCGAGCCTTTGCCGGCAGAAATCCGTACCGAAACAAAGATACAGACGGTTGTCAAACTTGACACGGTTCTTATCTCCGCACCGATAGCGGTCTTTTGGCAGATATTGCCGAATGACACAGTACGTATAGGCGATACCCTGCTCTACCGCAAACGGATTGTGTATGAAGATAGCTTGTATCATGCGGTGGTGAGCGGATATGTAGACCCACGGCTGGATAGTATGACTGTGTATCCGAGGACGGTTTATCAGACGGTGACGAATGACATCTATCATCCGGTTTCCATTAAGCCTAAGAAGAAGCGTTGGGGATTTGGTTTACAGGCTGGGTATGGTTATCCGGGCGGATTTTATGTAGGTGCTGGGGTGAGCTATGATTTGTGGCAGTGGTAATTTTAGCAATATCATAGAGGTAAACTTAATTGGATTAAGCAACAATAATTCATCAAAATCCCACAAAATACACATTCTTATAAAAATTATATATAGAAAATACACATTTACGAGAAAATTATATATGTATCGAGTATGGTAAGAAAGAAATTAACGATGTAGAAGTCGGCTTGTCGCTGGCGCTCTTTCGGGGGGCTTAGAGTGGAAAGAAAGCCCCCAACGTTTCACGTTAATATTGCCACATAAAAACATGATAAGCATAAGACAATGCACGTTGGAGGCTTTAATATCTTCAACGCATTGTCTTATGCTTTGTTCATTGAATCTCATGTTCTATGTGGCAGGGCAAAGATAAATATAAAATTCAGAAAAACTATGTGTAAGTCAGAAATCTTTGCCGAAACAATCAATCTCGTCTCGCAGGAGACGGAAATTCCAGTCAATCGAATACTATCCTCGGATAAGGACACGGAAACCGTGGACGCCCGCTATCTGCTTGTCCGGCTATTGGTTGAAAGGGGCATGTATCCGTCTCAAATAGCCTTACAAATCCATAAGACCAAGCGTGCGATAAACTACATGATTTCCAATTTTCAGGAACGTATGGAAGGCGGGAAAATGTTGAGAATATATTGGGAAAACATTAGGAAAGCGTTGGGAAACAACTGATTTCATGGCAGTATCGGTATTTATACTTTTGTGATGCGGTTGATTTTGACCGTAATACAAAATATAAATCTCTATGGAAAGAACGTATGTCTTCAACCAAGACGGGAACAACGGAAATGGTGGCGGAAGCAAATTCGACATCATGGCTATGTTGCCCAACTTGATGGGAAGCAAGGGTGTAGACCCCGGACTTCTCGCTTTACTGAACCAGGGACGTGGCAGCCAAGACCAATGGGGCGGCTCGTGGTGGGTCATCTGGATTATCCTTTTGTGGTTCTGTTGGGGCGGCAACGGCTTCGGCAACCGCTTTGGCAATGGTGGCGGTCTGCCTGCCGAGCTTAACGGTGATGTCGGTCGTGAATACCTGATGTCAGCCATTCAGGGTAACGGTAACGCCATCAATCAGCTTGCTTCTTCTTTGAACTGCTCTACCCAGCAGTTGCAAAGCGCCTTGTGTAACATTCAAGGACTTATCGCCAATGTGGGCAATCAGGTGGGCATGTCTACCCAGCAAATCATCAACGCATTCCAGTCCGGCAATCAGGCTGTTCTCACACAATTGGCAGATTGCTGCTGCAAGACGCAGAACGCCATTACCACAATGGGCTATGAGAACCAGCTTGCCATGTGCAACCAGACCAACACTTTGGTCAACACGGCCAACCAGAACACTTTGTCATTGCGTGACGGTGCAACAGCCAATACGCAGGCTATCATTGCCAAGCTGGATGCCATGCAGAACCAGGCATTGCAGGACAAGATTGCCGCTCTCACGGCAGAGAAATCCACTTTGACTGCCGAAATCTCTCAACGTAACCAGAACGCCACTATTTTGAATGCGGTAGGGCAACAGATTGCTCCTCTGGCAGCAGGCTTGCAGGCATTGCAGAGCGACGTTGACGGTATCAAATGTAAGTTGCCCAACACTGTTCCCGTGCAATACCCGAACATTGTCGGCGTAAACCTTGACACATACCGTGCAGCCGCTTTCGGCGCCTATGCCGGCGATGCCGCATACGGTCGCGGCGGTTACGGATGCGGATGCAACAACTACTGGGGTTAATTCCGGTAAGAAAGGAGGTAATTATGTGGCCTAACTTTTTTACAGGATTTCCTTTCTTGTTCCCTACTATTGGAAGGGCTAATTTCAATACCCTTCCTACGGTAGCCGTAACGGTCGGCACGGAGAACGTGACTTTGGAACTTCCTAATCATGCGTTCCGTAACAGGGACTATGTAGGTGGTTTCTATGTAAGTCTCCGTCAGGCAATACCTGCCGGCACGACCGCTACGCTCCCGATACTGATAGGGACTAATGGGGACACGAGACCGTTGCTGGCTTACAACAATGAGCCGGTGACTGTCGGCAACCTTGCCGGGACGGGTATCTACGAAATCCACTACAACAAGTACACCAATGAGCTGTACCTTGTAAATGGCGGGTATCGTCCGACCACCACACCGGCGCCGACAGCAGAAGCAACCGCTCAAAAGAGCAAGTAGTTAACATGGGGCTTTGTGGTTGTTTCCAAAATGGAAATAGCCACACCCCTTTAAAATCAAACCAATATGTTTCAATCACTTCGTACCAATAACCAGTTGTATATACTTCATAAGGATGCTAACCCGTTTATCGAATACGGTCCGGTAGTCAGTGTTTCCGCTCCTAAGCCGAAATATCCTATGGCACCCCCTATGGGGCAGTTGCCCCAAATGGAAATGGTTGTGGATGTCGTTGTCTGCATCAACGGGCAGAACACGACTTTCCAAAATCTACCTGCTGGCATGGATATAGCCGACTTCGGACAGAACGGCAATATCGTAGTGTCATGCTCTCGTGATGCGATGAATAACGAGGTCGCTTCTATGAAACAGAAAAGCATAGACATCATCAACAGCATGGACTTCCACAATTCCGTCATTGCGGGATGTGACAAGATGCTTACACTCCTGAACCCTGAATTTGCGGAAAAACAACGTCAGGAGCAGGAAATATCCTCTCTGAAAGGGCAAATGGCGGAAATGAGCAAGAACATGTCCGACCTTATGGATTTGAACAAACGGCTTATGGAACAGCTCGGAGTTGCTGAAACATCTAAAACAAAGAAATAATATGGGAATGTGGGAAATATTGGAAGAAGGACGCGGAGAATATGACCGTGACTTCGGTATGAGAGGCGGTAATCCTATGGAAGAAGCCTATAGAGAGGGTTGCCGTCATGGTTACGAGAAAGCCATGCGTGAGATGCAGGGCGGCGAAATGGGCTATCGTAACAGCGGTGGTTCACGCGGTGGAAGCTATAGCGGCGGCTCGGATATGGGCGAACGCCGTATGCCGGGTTACTTCCCGGAATATCCGGTTTACAGCGAACGCCGCGGTTCACAGCCTTACGGTGATGATATGGGCGAACGCAGACGCAGACGCGCCAACGGAGAGTTCATGTAATGGAGAGGGGATTATTCCCCTCTTTTGCCAATCACTTAAAATTAGGAAAATATGAAACAAAGATTAGATACATACGACAGAATACCACCTGCAATGGCTGACTATCTCAGCCAGCACGGATGGCATTTCAGCAAGAAGATGTGCCTATGGGCTGTTTCCCGCATGAAGATGGAAAATAAATCTACGGGTAAAGAAGAAAAGCTGGAGCCAATCAGCAAAGAGCAGGTAGAGGAACTTCTTAAAAAGTACAGTATAAACCTGGAGAAGGATGCAGGGTACGACAGCGTTTACGTGGCAAACATGGCGAAGTCGGATTACTACAAAAGTTCTATCACTGACGAAGCCCATCTCGCATTGTTCATTAAGGATTACATAGATGATGTGGACGCTTACAATGGAATGCCTTTCACTCGGTTCTACGCCGACTGTATAGGTTCAGGCAATCCTATCATGTGGGAAGAGATGATGTAATCTATGATAGTGCAGGAGTTTTACATACCGGACTATGATTGGGAAGTGAGGGTATATTACGCAGTGGACTGCTATTATACCGACCGCATCATCGCCGACCTTCAACGGGTAGGATGCAGGGGGTTGGATTTGGTGAATGCCTATAAGAACATGCGCGCATGTAATCTGAACACAGGCATCACCTATTCCAATATCCGGAACAGAGAGACCGTAATGGTTATTGCTCTTACTTCTTCCCCGGCAGAGTTTCAGAACTCTTTCGACCATGAAAAGGGGCATCTATGCCGGCATATCTCACGGGCGTTCGGCATCGACCCATACGGGGAAGAGGCGCAGTACCTTAGCGGATATGTGGGACAGAAGATGTTCCCGGTGGCGAAGAAATTTTTGTGTGAACATTGCAGACGTAGCTTATGTGGAAAATAGTACAAGCCATTTTATCAGGCAAATCACAGGAAGAAGTATATAACATGCTTTCTCCCGAACAGAAAGAGACGCTGAACAGCCTTGCCGCGGCAAACGGCATAAACCGTCAACAACGTAGAAAACTTGAACGTGATGCGAAAAAAGGATTACATAGACGAACTGCTTGAATTGGCGGACAATGTCCTTTACATGGACTATTGCCGCCTTTTCCGGGTTATCCAATGGAACGTTTAGAACGCTTTGAACGGGTTCTCCATTGGGTTATACCGCTTGCTGTTTTGGTGAGGGTTATATCTGTATGCCTGTAAGTTTACTATCTGCATTTAACTTTTGTAAGTCCATACTTAGCCAACCTTAGATATATCGTCCTTACACTTACATTCAGCATCTCTGCCATTCTGCGGGGTGGTATCTTTTCTTCCTTGTACAACTTGGTAATGTTTTCTTCCGAAAGTGGGTCGACAAAAGGTTTCTTCGGTTCTGCTATCCCCATCCGTTTACGTGCTTTCGCTGCATATGCTTCATTTTGCTTGTCTTTTGTAACATAAATAACGGTGGTCTTGTTAAGGCGTAGAGGGAACAACCTCCTTTCCACTTCCTTGTGTTGTTCGGCAAGGCTTTCCACATCCCCGTTGACCGCAGTGTCAATCTTCTTGTATTTGTCCGGGATGCGGGAGTGTCTGTCTCTGATTATTCTGTCTGCTTTTCTCATGACTTCTTTAGAACGGTCGTTTGCCAACTCATTCAGTTTTTCAAAATTAAACCCCATACATAGTTTCTTTTGCGTAGCGTTTCAATTCTCCAATGGAAAACAATCTTTCTTTTTCGTAAATTCCGGCTGCGCTATGTTCAAGACTACATCCATTGGAAAGATGCCACCCTTCAAGGAATAGCACAGCATCGCATTGAAGCAGGGCGGTAATATCCCCGCCTATATGCTCTTCGTAACTCGCGTCCGGATTTGAAGATACCTCTAAGGGAGATACAGCTTCAAAACCAAGTTGTTCTATCAATTCGTAATCAGGCATATTACCACAATCGCCATAGCTTTGCGCAATGGCAACAACTTCACCGACTTTATATTTTGGAATATTCCAACCTGTAAAGTCTCCTTTGTCGTTTCTCCAACCAAAAGCATAATTTAATGGAGATACTATGTTCCCGTCATTATCATAATCATTTGGTTCAAAAACGGGGAATACAATATCATAAGTTTCATTTGGTCTGTCATACTTGCAGACCCTTCTCGTCATAGTCTTCCGACCATTCAATACAGCCTGGGTTAGACTGTATTTATCATTGAACATTATCTTCTTCATTGTATCTTTTTTTTAACTCTTTCAAAACAATCTCCACGCCTTCATCCAGCCCTTTCTTGTAGCCGGATATATGCTCACCTATGTTGTAGACCAAGCATCCTGTAACGATAAGAATAACTCCTACAGCCCTATGCCAATAGGGAAAGGATACACTGAACGGTGAGAATGTCAACCGGAAATGCCCGATGAATAATGTTGATATGATGAATATCGCAAGAAAAAATATTAGGTTTGCTTTCATAATCAATCCTCCACTTTTTCAAAGTGTACATCTTGTTTATCTTGTCTCGTATAAGAAATGCAACGACAATCACTGCATTCCGGTTTGCCATCAAAATAGCACTTATCGCATTCGCACATAATATCGCCATCTTTTTTCACGATAATTTTTTCTCCATTGCATTCAAATACTTCTCCGATTTTTCTTTCTTGTCCCATAATCAAATCTCCTCTACTTTAAAAGATAATTTCTCAAGTTTCTCAATCTGCTTACGAAGAGAAGCGATTTTCCTAATCTTCATTTCTTCCGCCTTTTTCAACGCTTCGGATTTATCGGTGAATGCGTTTTCCCCTATACGGAAGTAAGAACATAAACCATCAATTACATATTCTCTATTTTCAAATCTACCTCTAATAATATCTGCTTCTATCTCTTTAATACCTTCTGTTAAGGCATACTTTGTTATAAATACTTTTGCCATAGTTATAATCATTTATAAGGTTAAAGTGAATTAAGAGAGACAGCGGACACGGGGCGAACCCAATTGCTAAAGTCCTGATTGTCGTTGCCCCTATAACCAAGGTTCCAATAGAGAACAAAATTGCGTTTGTTTTCTTTTCTCGTAGAACACCAATACCAGTTATCTTTCACTGGTTGTTTTCCGCAGATAGCTAAGGCTGTATTCAGCATAACCTTATGTTCATGCCCTAAGACACTCTCTTGTAGTGTCGGAATGTGCCAACTTAATCCACATAAGTCCAATGCTATGACTTTCTCAGCAATTTCGCTTCCGGATGCAGCTAATGCTTTGGTATTGCCTATTCCATCGGTATCCTTCATACCTTCTTCTGCGGTTGGATATATCTTCCCTGTTTGCTCTTTCTCCCAATCAAGAAGAATATGGGTATCATTATCCATATCTTCCGGATAGAAGAATAAAGCATTGCCATCATGGATAATAACTACACATTGTGCCTGTTCGTTTTCTTCATGCAGTCCCCAAAATTTAGGTTCTACAAAATTCTTGTTGGCGGTAAAGATGAATACACCATTACCTACATTTTCTTTTGTGTAAATTCCTTTGCTCATAATAGTTATATAAGTTTTAATGCTTCTTGTATCCCGGCTTCCAGTGCTTCCTCGTAGGATTTATAATGGATAATAGGTCTATCCGACAATCCTACTAAATCATGTTCCGGAATTGTCAGTATGTCATATATCCAATAATCCCCATGCATATAGGATACTTCAACGTGCAGCTTCTTGGTTTCGCGCAGCCACTTTTGAGCAAATGATTGATTTGGTGCAGACGTTAAATATACGGCTGTACCACATTTATAACATGGATTATCACTTTCACATGCACAGAAATTTTCGCATAATTCTGGAACAGGAAGCGAATTATAACTCAATCTAATTCTATTAAAGTCTTGGTATAAATTTCCATTATTTTTATAAGCAAACAATGTGCTTTTATTAAAGCCTTTCTCTTTCAGCAGCTTCGCCGTCTCTAATGTTATAAGTTCTTCGGTCATAACTATATAAATAATGCGGTTGTTGAAACAATAGTCATAATGAAAAAGATTAATGCAATACATTTCCATATTTTTGCAGTAGCCTCCAAACCGTGTTTCTGCTTGTCAAACTCGCTTATTGCGTAATTCAAAGCCTCGTCTTTCAGTCCTTTAAACTTGTCGTTCAAAGCCTCTGTTATATCGTCTGCAATAACATACTTCACCTTTTCTAACACAGATTCAGGATAACCTCTCTCATCATAATTTATTTCATACAACAAGTCGTGGTGAAAAAGATAAGGTATATCGTTTACTTTATAGGAAAGTTTGATGCCGCTTTCTTTGACATATTTCAAAAACCTTTCTTCGGCAATCTCATTTATCTTTTCCTGGTTAAATTCTGACTTCTTCTTTATCTCATTAAAATATTCCTCGTCAACAATCACACAATTGTTTTCAAGCTTCATTACATGTGCTTTCATTCTTTTTCTTTAAATAGTTACTTGTTTTCAAATCATTTAAACACTTAACAATCCAATTCTCTTCAATTTCTTTCTAAAATTCTTTTTATTCAAAGCTTGGTCGTAATAGCAATCAGGTTCTATAACTGTTTCAGCTTTGGTTACAGGAAGCCCATTCAAACCAATAGCAACCTTGTGTATAATAGAAGCTCTCTTGATTTCCCCTGTTTTTCGATTAAAAGAGAACAAGATATGTCCCGGATTCTTCTTAATCTTATTGACTAATTTATATTCTGTTTGCTGCTTTTGCAGATATTCTATCTGTTCCTTAGAAAGATTATCTTTTGTTATAATAGGTACTATATCCATTTTAGTTATTCCTCCTTATCTATCTTAATATCTGTCACTTTACCACGACTGACAAATATATCTCCACCCAACGTGTAGCATATTAATATTGATTGATAACAAATACTATAAAGAGAGCAACCATCACAACAAGCCTCTGAATTAGTATTCACCAGTTCATGCAGCACTCCGTCTATTATTATTCCGTTCTTTAGTTCCATACCTAACCAAATTTAAACAAGGGGTATATCCTATGAAAAGGAGTAAAGTGTCTAATTTTAAACTTAATCATTATGAATATTGGATATACCCCTTTTAATTTCTACTTTTGTTTTTGTCTAATTTTAAACATTTATGATTATGCAACAAAGAGTTCTAACTTTCTCTCGACGTTTCAACGTCATTGATTCCTATGGAATGAATTTAGATGATGTAACCAAGCAATTAAACGAAAATGGGTGGACTGTGAAACAGATTGTTTCTACTACATTCAACCATCAAATCGGAAAAGACGGACAGCCTTATCCAGTATTTGTTATCTCATTGCTTGTAGAAAAAGCCTAAAGATTGTATCCAACCTTTTGCTTTTCTTTGTACATTTTCCACTGTCGGAACTCTTGCAACTCCGACAGTGCTTCATCAGCCCCCTTTATGAAAGCATAAACCAATGGTACTTCGTCTAATGTGAACCCAGCTTGTTTCACTAAGTCCAATCTTAATTTTTCATCTTTTTTTGTCCTAAACATAATTCAATCTCCTTTCTCTTTAATCCGTTCCAGTACATCCTTGTTGACTTCGAGTATCTCATCGAATGATGGGATAGGCATATAATGGATTGCGTTGTGCTTTATCCATTCATATGTTGGGGTAATCCAATGTGAGCGATATGTCTTATTCCCTACTTTAAACATTGGGCAAACATGGTATTCGTCAGTGCAGTATTTTGCTACTACTGGGATGCAGTCGTTATACCTGACAAGCATATAATCGCTTTCCCCGTCTTTTGTTACGATTTCCGGCAACCGCTCCTCAACGCTTATCCACGGTGATTGCTTTGCCTGCCATTCAGCACCTTTTATAAATGCAGCTTCTGCAATTTCATCATGGGATAAATATGTAAAATCATCAAGTGACGTATGTGTACCATAGGTGGTCAATGTTTCGGCACTTGCCATTCTTGCTTCCTTTGCTGCTTCTTCTACTGTCTGTTTCATATTCTTCCGATTAAATTATTACCATGACATCACGCTTTCTGGCAAATATATAATCCGTCATATAGTACGTGATGGCTTTCTCTTCGGCGTCTCTCAACAATTCATGTTTAAGAATCTTATAGTAGGAGTTGGTATGCGCTGCATAGACCATGATTTCTCTTACCCGTTTCAAATCGTCTAAAAAGGATTGAGGGTTATGTTCCTTTATTTTCTTTATATTCATAATTGACCGTCCTTCTTTACAATTCTACCATCATCTAACAACGTGTATATTTTACCCTTATAGGCCAGAGCACAACACCATTGGCGGGCATACTTCAAATACTGATGTAATTTGTATCTATGCTGGTATTTCTGCATCTTTTTTTCTATTCTTTTCTTCATGTTACGTCATTAATGTGAATTTCTCCTTTCAAAACCCGTTCTACCTGCCTGTCGATTATCTCTTGAAACTCTATCTGGCAGATAAGAGAGCAATCCGGTATAATTTCTTCCACTGGGTCACCTCGCCACGTTGGTAGTTCATCTAAGAAGATGCGCCCGTCTTTATCTTTCAAGCAGGTGGCTCCAACATCACGCTCAATCTGCGCCATCTGAGCAAACACTTCTGGAAAGTCCTTCCGTATCTTGTTCCAGTAACCCATACCACCTTTCACGCAACCGATGCAGTTGTTGTTATTGTAACCCATCTTGTACATGGTAGGGATTTCAATGCCAGCTTTCCATAGCATACCCATTGCATCCTTTTTGGTTATCTGTCTTTCAATAAGCGGGAATAACGGCTTTGTATCCGGATATTGTTGCTTTAGGCGAATGGCACGGTTAATCTCTTTCGGGTCAAAATCAAATCCCCAGACTTGACCGTCCCAATTTCCCAACTCTTTTTCCAGCTTGTAACGAACTTGTTTCTTTAGTTCGAATGTGCAAGCTGCGCCAGTAGGACCATTAATAAATCTTTTCTTAGTCAACACATCCTCTACGTTGAGATACTTATCGCTTCTGATAGTATGTATCGGACGATTATACCATCTTTCGCAATCAGATAGGAACCGGGTGTTATCAGGATGCCCGGAACCTGTTTCGATGTAGTAAATCTGCACATCATCATACAGACTTAGTGCTATCTTACAAGCAACTGCGGATGTTACACCGCAAGAAAACCATGCTATTATCATATAGATTATTTTTAATTCGATTTCTTCCTTCCATTCCGTTTCCGATTGTCTTCCAAAACACACATTTTGCACCATGATGTTTTGATGTGATGGATGTTCATACTATTTTATTGCTTCATAAAACACATCCATATTGTCTTGCTCTGTCTTCCGGTAGTGTGTCCGAAAAGAGGTTTGAACGGAATAATAGATAAAACTTCCGCAGCTTTTATCTCACTCTCGTTCCATTTAAAATGAGTGTTCCGTTAGGCTTTAAGACGCGCATACACTCAGTAAATCCGTCATGTATGAGTGTCTGCCAGTCTTTTGGCAGTTTACCGTACTTCTTTGCCATCCATGAGGTTGTACCAAGTGTTTTCAGGTGCGGTGGGTCGAATACTACCATGTAGAAAGAATTATCCTCAAATGGAAGGTTGGTGAAATCGGCTATTACATCCGGCTTTATTTCTATGACTCTTGTCTTACCCCTGTCCTTGGCCGTAAGTGTTTCCGAACGTTTGTCAACAAATAAGGCAAGTGGGTTGTACTTGTCGAACCAAAACATTCTACTGCCACAACAGGCATCTAATATGAGTTTTTCATTTTTCATCAAACTACTTCTTTTAATTTCTTCAATCTTAAATCTCTAAGTTTTGCACAAAGCGCTTCGGCATTCTTCTTTGCCTGTGTAACCTCTACCGCATTTCCGATAAACTTCTTCTGGTCGGCTTGTGTACCAACCAACACATAATCTTCCGGAAAGCCCATGATACGTTTTAGTTCAGGAATGCGAAGCATCCGCATTTTAATATCCACTATGCCATATAGTGCCATGAACTCCTTTATCTTCACGGTCATGGGACTATCATTGTCGTAGATTTCAATCGCTACCTGACCGCTTTCTGTTGCCACCAGATAGGGCGGCATCTTATCCATTCGGGCTATCAGAGTGAAGCAGGGGTTATCAACGGAGCCGCCCACACTATTAAATTGCGGATTCATAAGGTAATGCCATTTCCGATTAGCTGTGATAGTTTGAGACGGTTCCTCTATGCTGCTCCCGATATTAGAGACTGCGGTATTCATTATCCACGGCTGGCACGTTATCAACTTCTGCTTGGGATTGGTCAGGATTGCCGGGCACACATCGTTAATGCTTGTATGTTGCCCACCACCCGAATACTCGTTAGCGATGAATCTCGGAGATACAAGGGAAAGCCTGTCTTTCGTCAGAAGCGTAGGACATGGCTCGTTAATGTCCTTTCCTGCATCATTGAAATTGTAGGAACACATGAATTGACTATCTATCAACGCCAGCCTATCCCTTGTCGTAACCGTAGGTGCAGGAAGTTCCACCGAATGATTATGCCCGTTCCCATAGTAAGCCGATACAAAAACGTGGTGGTCTTTACAAGTGATTGCTCCAGCCGGTTCTTCCACTGATACGTTCTTGCTGTCGGGGTGTCCGCTGAACTGCTTAGAAAGGAAACATGCCTGCGCCACCCCAAGTCTGCTTTGCGTGGCTACCACGGGGCACGGTTCATCCACTCCGGGAGCGTTGTATTTTCCGGTGCGACTCATGGAATTATACTTGATAAGGAAAGCATCCTTCCCGCCCGCTACAAACTTGATAAGTCCGGCATAGATGCGTTCAAGGGTTTTCTCAGACAAAGGTTTCTCCCGAAAGATTGTCGTGCCCTCATCCGAAAAATCGAGCACTTCCTTTACAGGTTTCCACTTCTCAAACCGTGAGAACATATCATTTCCGCCGCCTTTACAGTGGGTCGGTTCTGGGAACGCTATCGGTAATCCTTTCTTGGCGAAGATACCGAAGAACCGCTTCCGGGTGGTGTATGCTCCATAGTCGGCAGCATTCAAAATCCGGTGTTCAAAGTTGTAGCCGTACTTCTTGACATTGCGTACCCACTTCTGATAAAGCCTTCCTTTATCCATGCTGATAGGTTTCCCATTCTCATCCATATCTCCCCATGACATAAACTCTTCTACATTTTCAATCTGAATATAGTCAGGGTCTATAACATCAATATAACGGAAGAGATGTTCTGCCAACGTCCGGCTATCAGCATCTCTCGGTTGACCGCCTTTAGCTTTCGAGAAGTTAGTACACTCCAAAGAAGCATGAAGCATTATCATCGAATCAGGATATAATTCACGGATACGTTCAACAATAGTATTTATCGGTGAAAGCTCCAGTGTACGAATATCCTCAATGAAATGAAGTGCATCAGGAATGTTGGCATCATGTGAAAGGATAGCATTCTTATCGTGATTCACACAGCAAACGACTTTTGCACATTTATTACCATTCAAACGGGCTTCTTCCACGCCTTCCGACAAACCGCCAGCGCCGCAGAATAAGTCTATGACAAATAATTCAATGTCAGACAACCCTTCTAAGCTGCATAATATCTCTTTTAATGATTTCATAACTCAATCTCCTTCGGTTTCCAGTCATTAGGTACTTTCGCCCATTCTCTGAAAGCACTGTCGAATCCGTCAAGGTCAGAGAACATATCCATCTTGGCAGTATCGGTGGTTACGAGGGTGGCAAACTCTTTGAAATACTTGTCGGCAACTCTAACAAAGTCGTTGTGCAGCTTCTTCAAGTTTCCAAGCAGAAGACCGTTTTCAGTCATTAAATCGCTCGCTTCTTCCACCAAGCTGTTGGCTTCACAGTTCAGCAGATGGGAGGCTGATAGCAACATGTTCATTCTGTCAATGCTACCATTGGCTACGGCGGCGTCAATTAGTTGTTTTCTTGGTTTCATAATCGTGTATAAATTATTTTTTAACATAATATCCACATATACGCCCGTATCTGTCACAAGCGCACACTCTATGGCTTCTAATTTTACAAAAGCATGAGTTCTCGATAAAGTCTGTAGCGTATGAGCATTGTCGGCAACGGACGGGGGAGAGGGGTTCTTTTTTCTTTGCCATTATACTCTGTTAGAAAGGCTGTTCCTCTTGGATGGATTCGTTCATGTTACCGATTGGCACATAATCCAAATCATAGAATCTGGTTGTCAATGCGTCAAAACCGCATATAAATTTCAGCAATCCGATATTACGCCCTTTGGCAATATCAATCATAGCAGTACCTTTTGTGCTTACATTCTTAAACTCATCCGGATAAGGCTTATCTTTTACTTCCGGCCTATATATGAGAATAACCACATCGGCAGCTTCCGCTATCTGTCCACTATCTCTAAGTCGTGCAAGAGTGGGAACCGGATTAAGGTTATCCCTGTTTAATTGGGAAAGAGCGATAATCCATATATCCAAATCTTTTGCAAGGTTCTTCAACCGCCTTGCCACATCACCCATCTGCTGCTCCTTATTAGCTCCTTTCATATTGACATTCAATATTTGCAGGTAGTCAATCACGGCACCGTCAATATCATGCTTTATCTTCATGTAACGGATAGAGGATATGATTGTGTCTATGTTTGATGTGCTCCGGTCGTCAAAGTATATGCTTTTCCCCGCAATATTTCCAACCCCCTTGTCAATGGCTTGTATCTGTGAATCGGTGAGCCTCGAATACATAATTTGATTAGCTGGTACTCCACTTTCCATAGAGAGAATACGAGCCGCTATTTGCTCTTTTTTCATCTCCATTGAATACATGGCTATCCTTGCACCCGAAAGGCTCGCATTGCGCATCATAGACACTGCAAGGCTCGTTTTTCCTTGTGAGGTTTCACCTGCAACAATTATCAAGTCAGACTTCTGCAATCCTCCGGATTTGGCGTCTATCTTCTCAAATCCTGTCGGAGTTCCAGTAAGCGGCTTACTTCCGGATAGGTTATCATTAATCATTTTGTACACATTTTCAATTCCTTCATTTATTGAGGAAACGGTCGTGCTGCTTGATTTGAACAATGAAGCCATATCGTCATTGACTTTTTTTGCAACATCTTCAATGTCTTCCGCTTCGGTATATGAGTTGGAAACAAGATATTGCCCTATAGAGTAAAACATTCTTCGGATATGTAGGTCTTGGAGCCTTGAAGCGTATTGATACAAATCGAAAGTATGGCAGGATACAATCTTCATGTATTCGACTATGTCAAATTTCACTCCGTTCTCTTCCAGCTTACTCTTGACGAAAATGAGGTCAGCCCTATTTCCCGATGATACAACTTGAAGTATCGCCTTGTATATTTCCGCATGGAAATGGTTATAGAAGCAATCTTCTGAAAGAATGTCCCTTACTTGCTCTATCGCATCACGTTCTGCAATGATAGTGCCGAGGACAATTTTCTCTGCTTCCTCGTCACGTAATTGTACATTAACTTCCATACTCTTTCTTTGCCCAATTTAATACCGTCCTATATAGGTTGGTATATCGTTTACGTAAATCTTTCCGGTTCTCTATCTGCTCGATAATGTCGGCTATCTGTTTACCCGTATATTTTTCTTTGAGTTTTAGGAACTCGGTTTCCGTGATTTGAGTAGAAAAGTTTTTAGGGTTACTACAGAAAGGCGCTTTCCGTTTCAACCAATCATTGAATTTAATAAAATCCGGATTTAAAGAAGCGGATGAAGAAGCCTCGGCTTCTTTCTTATCTCCGTTAGGAGATTCTTTATTATTATCTTCTCCTTTCTTAGTATTTGTGTCACCCGTGTGTCGTTTTTTAGGCGGCTGTGTCACTTGTTGTGTCAAAAGGTGTGTCACTTGCGACTGTAATTTATTGATTTGCATTAATATAGATGTGTCAAATGCTGTGTCGTTTGGTGTGTCACTGCTGTTATATTCATCATATTTGCAAAGGGTTATCATGGTAACGCCTTGTGTGTCGTCAGTAGTAATCATACCTTCGTTTTTAAGGTGTGCCAAAAATGTTCTTACCTTTCTTTCCGTCCATCTCCACCGTCTTGATAAAAAACGTATGGAAGCTGGATATTGCCCACGATTACAGACCACTTCTCGACCTCCGATACTCACCTTTCGGGACGTTGCCTCAAATCGTGCAGACTGAATTAAGTCCAACCACGCTTCGCAACCGTTAAAAGTCCGGGCTTCATTCCACAATTCATTCGAGAAAAACTTGCGGCTTAGTTTTATAAATCCATCCATCGTAAATCAATCTTTGTTAGAAAGGGATAAACGTTTTCTTTCCATATACAAATGCAAAATGTTTATCTCTCCGCTTCTGGGACATTTTGGTATATGTTCTATCTCTTTGACAACTTCTTTGATTGAGGAAACTTTAAAGCTATCTTTTGCCATTGTCATACATCTTTCAAATAATCGTTTACAACTTTTATAAACTCATCAAGTGACCGGACAACGACATATTTAGCGCCAATACTTTCAAACTCCTTCTGATATTCTTTCTGATGTTCAGATTGCCTGCCAGTCTTTATCTTCAATTCTATTCCACAAAATGGATAGAACTTGTTGGGGATAAGGAGAATTAAATCGGGGAATCCAGCCCGAACGCCCATTTGCTTGAATTTTGCGGCTTCAATGGCGTTGCGCTTTCCTCCGTTGGGAACACAAGCAAGCCGTTTCTTCCATTTAGGATATTTCAAGTCCCAATATTTAATTATAGATTTTTGGAGATTATCTTCTAAATGTCTCATATATACTTTATTTTAAGTTCCACATCCACCGGCTTTTCCTTTTATATACTGTTAAGGAATTTGTTCACGAAGTAAACTTGTCCTTTTCCGCTTACCTTTGTAGTCAGAGTGGTATGCAAAACGCCGTTGCTTCCGGAACGTACGCCTTTTTTGATTACAAATAACCCCTGTTCGATATATTTCTGATTTGGCACATTATATCTTTCTCCATGCTTGCCTAAGTATCCTTTTTCACGAAGCCATGCGAACATTCGTTTTTCTCCAATCTCATAACCGTTTTGACTGATAATCTTTGCAAGTTCACCGATAAGACATGAGCTTTCCGCTCCACTGAATGCATTTGTAAAAGTTACAGCAGGTTTCGTTTCTTCAATAATGTTTTTGTTTTGTTCTTTGAGAAGTTGATTTTCACAAACCATTCTTTGTTTTTCCTCACGCTCGCTCTTTAGCTGGGTGGCAAGGCTTATAACAAGGTCGGGGTTGTTAATCATTTGCTCCAAAGTTGGCTGCGTGGCAGTCATACCATATTGAAGCAATTCCTTAATTCGGTCATTACACCAAATAGCAAAAGCAGGACTTAACCAGCGAGCAAACTCTAAAGCCACATCTTCGTGCATCCAGCACCCTATCCCATTCTCAATTTGCACTAAATCAGAACCTTTGCAATTTCGCAAAGCTGCTAATTCATTAATAAATTCTTGGGTAGATTGATTACGCATCCAATGACCTGCATTCTTCCCGAAGGGTTTAGCCATTTCTGTCGCATTAATCATCACATTATCACCTTTGCAGAAAGTGATAGGACTTCCATTGTACTGAAAAATTTGATTTGTCTTCATATTATAGCTTTTAGATTTTACTTAATAAAAGAGAAAGTAGGGCAGGCTAATGATAAATAGCCCGCCTCATACAGTTTACATAATGTTGCGTTCGCTATTCCTTTATTTTGGTTAGCTCGTGGTATAGGATATATATCGTATCCACTCCCTTTTTGAACGCCTTCGTGTTATCTTCATCAAAGGATAAGGCATAATCAAACAATAAATCCACAAGTTCGGAAGCCAGTTGGTCGGGAGTAATCACTTCATTAAAGAAGATGTTCAGCTCTGAAAGGTCGTATTGCTTGGGTGTTCTCATAATAAACCTCCTTTCTTCGCTGAAAGAAAACATACGATAGATGGTATGATAAATAGGATTGGGCTAATGAAGGTGAGAACCAACATTAATAACATGGACGCTGCTTTTACGTTAGCAACCAACGTAGATGTAGAAGTTACTATGCTTCGCTTCTGCTCTAAATTTGTCGGGTTTGGCATTTGAACAAATTTGAGTTATATAAAAAGAAGAAAGGCTACTGCCTCTCCAAGTCGCCAAACCCGATACACATTATTGGAATGAGTATCCACGAGAGAACAATAGCCTTATATCTTTGTGGTATAAGTATCTAATGGACGTAAAAAAGCCCATTCCAAATAAATATGTTAATGCAGGTTTGGCGTACTTGCACCGCAAAGATACACACTCAAATCAAAATACCAAAGGGAAACAAGAAAAAAGCGATGGAACTAAATCCCACCGCCTTATTTTTCTTCAAAAGAGGAATGTGAACGAATATATTACTCTGTCGGTATTTCTTCATGTTCCGTCAGATACATATCACGTAGGGGAAGGCTTAAAACAAAGCAAATATCGTTCATATCCAAATCATAAGGACGCTGACCTTCTTTTCCGTCTTTCATCATATAAGTAGGGGCGTTATAAACGAAAATCTTTAAATCGTTGAATATGTCATTATTCATATTGGATAGAAGCACGAAATTTGCCGCCAGTTCTACATCCAAGGCTGTTTTAGGCTGCTGTTCGTCAATCTTTGCAAAAAGGAAGCTTTTGTTTCTTTGCAGGAACTCCTCCCCGTTTATATCGGATAAGATGCGCTCTCCGTTGTCATTTAGTTTTCTTGGACTATGCTTAAGAGATAAAACATCCATAAAGTTCTTGTATTTCATTGCCATAACAGACTTGAGTATAATGACATCTTTTTCAATCGTTTCCATATTTTCCCCAATAGTTTTTAGCATTGAGGCGGTTTCACTCATGTCAGAGGAAATATCAAGCATTCCTTTTTCCAAATCTTCATGCTTTCTATCATGGCGGTCTTCCCATTTGGTAAATTTGCGTGCCACGACAAAGCAGGTAACCCCAACAATAAGCACAACGGTAAATGAAGGCCAATTGTTTAAAAGGTATTCCAATATAACTTCCATCCTATGTATTTGTTTAGTGCCGCAAAGATAGCACATTGTTATAGATATGGGGTGATTTGCTCCAATGCTTTATAACATATTTGTCGTTTATTAACCGCTTTTATAGTACTTCTTCGCCTGTCTTGTAATCTTCTTGCTTAACTTGCTAAGTACCTCGCATTGTTTGCTGTCACCACCTGCATTAAGAATGTCGGTCTTCCGGTCTTTCAAAAGCTTCATCAGAATTGCACTTTCGGATTTGGTTATTGTAAGTTTCATGATAAGTTATATTTAGTGGGGAAGCTCCGAATCGAACAGAGCACGTTGTTCTGCTGGATGGTAGATGATAATAAACTAATGAATAATTAATACTAATTGGCAATCAAAAAGAATAACCGTCCAATACGTTCAACGCTACCATATTCCCCGTTTTCCTGCCATATCTTCGCAGACCGAGCAGGCAGGTCAACAAATTGCTCCCGGATAGGCGGTCAAGCCACACCGGGATAGTTAACTGTTAGCTGATTTCACTTAACCCGAACCTTTCACGGGACTTCTGCGTGAGCAGAGGGCTTTCGGTTAATTATATCAAGTCTAAAATCTTTGTCTTTGCAATAGCGTCCAGCTTCATATCTTGAAGCCCCTGTTTCATGTATTCCGCTGCCTTTTTGTTGGCATCGTCCATGTCTTTTGCTGCTATTAGAACATAATATTTGTTCTCTTTTTCTTTCCCGTTTTCGTCTACGAAGATCTCAACAAGAGTAACCTTATAAAAGAACTCATCTTCCTGCTTCTCATTGACAATCTCACGTATCTTACTCCGGCTGATTGCGAAAACATCACACTCACCGTTGTATAGCTCATTGCCTTTCAATTCCACATGACCGAAAAGTTCATCATCCGTAATGTAGTGTTCGGTGACTTCTTTCTCATCGCCTTTCTCGTTAACCTTGTTTACTTTTAGCTTAAATTCGTACAGCATGATATCATATGTTTATAGGTTATACATCAGAACGGGAGGTCGTCTTCCCCGTCGGTCTGTAGAGTTGGCGCATCCACCGTAGCCGCAGCATTCCCGGAACCCTCAAATTCGTAAGGCTTGAAATCCCCGAGATAGGTTTTCGCTTTGGCTTCCGCTTCTGCTTTGTGGACGTCCCGGTATTGCTTCGATAAGGACTGTTTGCAGTAGTGGGTCTTGCCGTATTGGCTCGGCTCCCTACGCTCATTAATATTAACGTTAAGATAGACAGCTTTCGCCTTTAAATTCTCGTCCATGCTTACATACAAGTCATTTTCCTCTATCGGAATGACAACGCATTTCTTGTTCTTGATTGTTGCTATGCCCGCCTTTTCGAGCTTTAGCAAATCAATGCTTCCAGTTAAATTCATTTCCTATTCAGTATTTGGTTAATAATTTTGTTTGCCTCGGTTATACGTTTCTCAAATTCGGTGATTACGGCATCATCCCTTGTTATCTCTACAATGTGAATGTTATGCTTCAAGAAAGGGCAGAAAACGACAAAATCAGCTTTGCTCAATCCTGTACATGCCATTTCTGCCATTGTTTGGTAGTAATACTTGGGATTAGCCGATTTTAAAGTATTGTTATCCTTAACCTCTGCCATGTATTCCATAAATGTTTTTGGGAGAGGGCACTTTATTTCTACTACCTTTCTTGAGCCATCTTTAATTGCTATACGGTCGGGAGAAGCGGAGAAGAATGGTATTGTCGGGTGCTGAATGCTTTCACACTCTTCAAGTTCGAATCTTGTGACAAGCTGGTAACGTTCGGCGGCAAAATCTTCATTTTCGTGTCCGAACTCTATAAACTTGTTGTTGATGCTTACCTGGTTTTGGTATATCTCAAACAGATAATCATCTTCAATATACTTAGGGAGTAGGTTTCTTTCTGCTGCGACTTCATATATGTATGAAAGGGCTGTCTTCCCAAACAGCTCCCCTTTCTTTCCGCTTGTCATTAAGTCCCCGATGCGACTTCCCGTAAAGTTCCCCAGGCGTTGACGAAGCCATCCAAAACTACCCTGTTCAATCATTTTGTCTCAGTATTAAATAATTCGCCTGTATTTTCATCGACAACTTCCGCTTCCTGCAAAGCCTCTTTCATTGCATTGCGTCTGGCTTCCTCATTGTCGGGATTATCATTGTACGACACTTCGGCTTCGTCTATGTCGGTTTCTGCCAGGTTATCCTTTATAATAGCCTGGTCGAATGTTTGAGCACGTTGCATTTCAATACTTAAGATACCAAACTTAGAAAGTAGCATTTTTAAAACTGTCTTCTTTGCCATAGAGTCAAAGTCGGTAGACCATATGCCTGTGCCGCGTTTATATGTTTGTGAAAACTTCCTTCCGTGTTTTTCGCAATCTTCCTTGCTCATATAGAGAAATTTCTCAAAACCGTTGATGAGACTGAAATAAGCCATATAGCCTACTATCTTATCAGAAGCGCGTTCTCCAAATTCATATTCTCCGGTAAATCGGTTCGACTTCTTTATCTCCCCCTCATATATCTCATTTACGTTTATTGTCTTATATTGACCGCTACGCATAGCAAGTTGAACAAAACCTCTCCAGCCCATTTGAAATTGCGCTTGATTGCCGTAAGGGACAACGTAAGCAAATCCGAGATTGGGATTGATAGGTAAATCTAAAGTAGCTGCTACCACAGCGGCATTCATGATAGACTGTGGTTCTGCCTTTTGAAGCAATGTATTGCTATTGGCAACCGCTACTATCGAACTGATAAATCCCGGCGCTTTCTTTCCGAGAATTTCTTTGAACCGTGCTTTCACATTGTCATTCGCAAGCATTGATTTAAGCTGCGGGATTGTCGTTATTGTACTCATTATTGATGTGTTTTTAGTTTAACAATACCTTGGTAAGCCTTGACTAAGGCAGATGTTGGTTCTTTCTTCTTCCAAACTCTCATCTGTATATTCGCATGAAATACGAGAGGCGTATCGTTTCAGCCTCTTATTAAAGGATTTTCTATCTTCGTTCAAGATGTTTTCCTCTTTATTCTTTGAAGACTGTTTCACTTTATTTTCCATAAATAATTTTTTTAGACCGCCCGTACAAGGTTAAAGGGAAGCGGTGCGCACTTCGCTTCTCTCACGGCTTTTAGTACGGTAATAGCTCTGACCTTTTCTGCGGCTGGAATAGGTCAAACCTCTATGATTTCAAAATTTCCTTTTTTGATATATATCTTATGACTATAGTAATCTTTGACTATTGCATAATCGGATTGAGGGCGGACATTACCTATACAATCCTCTACGTAGGAATTGTCGTAGGCTTTCACCGTTGCACTGTCGTAGGCTTTCACCGTTGCACTGCCGCAGGCTTTCACCGTTGCACTGTCGTAGGCTTTCACCGTTGCACCGCCGTAGGCTTCCACCGTTGCACTGTCGTAGGCTTCCACCGTTGCACTGTCGTAGGCTTTCACCGTTGCACTGCCGCAGGCAAATGAGACTGTTCTAACCTCATGGGTATTCCTGGTATAAATACCGGCTTCCGATAACTCCTCTTCCGTGAAGTTGTCTTCCAGGTATTTGGCATCGACAATCTTTGCACTCCTCAAAACCCAAAACCAATTTTCAGTAATGGCTTTTAACAGGTCGGATTTTGTATTACTTCTTAATCCCATTGCATAGCCAGCTTGACATGCGCCAGCATTTTTGGCGCGGATTAATAGTTCTTCTTTTAATTCTTCAAATGTTTTCATATAATTGTTATTAATTGGTTTCAATAAAAAACCGGACTATCTTCACAGACCGCCCGGCTACGACTAAACAAATACTTCATCTGTAGTGAAGATGTTGCGACACCCGGACTCGAACCGGGACGATTTTGTTCGATATTACCGTGAAGGATTTTCACCTATTATCTATATTTTCACGTGCACCTTCGCAGGTTGAGGTTAAGGCGAATGCTTTTCTACATATAGTGGCATTCCTTTTATCGTGAACCTCTTCAATCCTTACGTCTACCATTCCGCCATGCCGCAGTGTTTCCCGACCAGCACGTGGACGGGACTGTTTACAATATGAATTATTTACCTTCACAGGCTGTTTCTTTGTCATTAAACTCTATTTTCCCATTCATAAGAAATGGAAGCATTGAATCTCTAAGTTCTGCAAGAAGTCTATTCTCTTCATTATTTAGGTAATAAATATGCTGCTTATACATATTCATGAAAAAAGGCATAATGCTTGATAATATCTCTTTGTCTGTATTCTCTATACAAAATACCTTTGATGCGGAAGATTGAATATACTTATTCTCAATAATTTTCTCTTTTACTTCGTAATTCTTGAATGATGCAAAACTTTCATTCATAGCCTTCACTACTTCATTGGATGATTCGCAATCTTTTATAATTTCTGTAAGTCCAAGACGTTCAGCCCATACCTTATTAACTGTCACCTTAATAACATTACGTTCTCTGATGACACGGTTAATATCTGATATTATAGCATTAAAATCACGATGAAGTATACCTTCCATATAAATTGGAAGATATGGGCCAATATTAAGATTGTAGTTATGTTTCAAAAGATCCTCTATGGACACTTTCTTTGAATAACCTTCCTGTTCCTTATGTAAAAGTTCACATATAGCAACCAATTGTTCGTCCGAAAAGGTGTTAAATTCCTTTTTATATATACGATTATAGTGTGATGCTTCACCTTCTCCACGCTGTTCCCGCACCTCAACAGTTTTCATTTGCTCCGCATTAATCAGCATCACATCTTTACTCGTTTTCTTCTTATCAAACAAAAGTATGCAAGTCGCTACAGAGGTAGACTCAAACATCTTTTCCGGCAAAGAAATAGCAGCTTGCAGCCATCCCTTCTCAATAAAGTATCTCCTGCACTCTTTCTCTTCTTTGCTTGTAAGCACACCTCTGGGAAGAATCAACGCACATCTTTCACTCCTTTGCAAGCAATGCGCCACAAAAGCAAAATTACAAGTGTATTTTAGAGGTAAATCTTTAATTATATTTTCAGATACAGGAACTTTTAAATTAAATGGCGGGTTGGAAATTGCTACATCCGCCTTTAAAAGCTCCATTTCTGAGAACATTAACCGTTGAACAGATGAATAAGTAGAGCCTTTAATTGTTCTGTATGAACAAATAACTTTTCCTGTCAGAATATCTTTATTGATAACTGTTGCCTCAATATTGCGAATACATAAATTAAACAGAAGAATAGGAATTACTTTTTCGTCTAACTCTTCGCATACGAATTTTAAATTTTGGTTGATACTCCATTTTTGAATCGTAAGTGCACCGGAACCCGAACAACAGTCATAAACTACTTTTTCTGACGAAGTACAACTTAAATAAGCAATAAGTTTAGCGAGGGAAACAGGAGTATAATCTTGCTTTTTTTCTTTTCTGTCAGCATGGTAAAATTGATAAACTTTTTGAAGCCAATCAAACTTTAAATCCGGGCACAACTCCTTATACTTCTCGAATAGCAAAGGTGCGTTCTGAGAAAACAAGGAAGACATTATTTTATCTGGTAATGTACTGACATTTGCACATCCAAATAAATCACAAATCTTATTGGTTAATTCTTTTAGTTCCATATAATTACGTTTTTGTTCCCGTGAGCGTTCCGATGGTAGCCTTACTACTCTCAAGCATCTATTGAGAGCCACGGGATAATTACATATTACTTCAATTTTCTGATTATATCACCGCCATAAGAATATTGAGTTAACTCTATAAACTCATGTACGGTGTAAGTATCATTGTCAATGTCTATTCCCTTATTGGCACAGAATGACAGCCTTCCTTGCTTGCACGAACCGGTCAGCACATGATGCCAATGGAACAATTCTTTAGCCGATACCTTTTTAGTAAAGTCCTGAAAATGCTTTTTAAAAGCTTCCAACCTTTCCTCCTCAGTTGAATCGTCATACAATTTTTCTTGAAGCGACGCAAAGGCCTCGTGCAATGTTTCTCCATGAGCGAATTTCCCATTCCTTTTTGCAACAAATGTCTCGGTCAATGTAAAGTCATCGTTCAGTATATATCCTTTAGCTACATTGTCATGAACATGCTTGATAATTGTAGGAATATCATCAATGATATATACTTTGTCACCATTGAATGTTTTAATTCCATCGCCATCGCCATAGCCATAGCCAGAGCCATTGCCATAGCCATCGCCAGAGCCATAGCCA